GTCAAAGCGTTTAGATCCGTCTTCTAATCTTTTATCAATGCTTTTGTACAAAGCTCTACACTCTCTTTCGTGTGACTCTATTGCATTGAGTGCGTCTTTAACTGTTGCCATTATTCGTCCGTATTATTTGTATTTACTTTTGCAGGCCTGCCTCTTTTCTTTTTTATCCTTTTTACAGTGTAAGCCTCGTTTACATCTGGAGTACTAGGGTCGTCAGCTTTGTAATGACCAGTTTTAGTTCTGGCTCTTTTCTTCTTCGTTACTTTCTTTTTAGCTGCTGGCTTTTTTTCTTCTTTAACTTCAACTGCGCCTTGTTGTAACGCTTGAAGTCCAAGATCGTCACCTACTTCTCTAACTTCGCCTTTAGCGATGTGTATAGAAGCTCCCCATGTTGTACTTATGTGTAAATCTTTATGTGCTGTAATTTTCACTTTTTTTCCCTCCGTAGGAAAAATTTATTAAAAGAAGGGTGGCCCTACATAACAAAGTTACTTAGACCACCCATGCTGCTACTTAGTATGCAACGTCTAAACGAATAACACCAAAGTCTTCGTTCTGACCAGTATGATCAGAGTAGTAGACTGGCTTCTTCATTCCGAAGATCTTACCAATTGAGATACCATTTTGGTTTCCGTAGTCGAATACATCTTCAACTATTTCTGGAAGACCGATATCTGCCATAGCAAGAGCTTGTGCTCCAACAAATAGACATGCAGAACCGTTAACGTCAGCGTTAGCGCCCCACTTGTATCCGTTAGAACCAGCGTTACTTGAAGATCCTGAAGTCGCGCCACTTGTGTTAAACACGTGTCTGAATTCATGGACCATCACACCATCAACCATCAAACTAGAAGAACCTGAGAATAGCTCATTGTTAGGTCCTCTTACTCCAGCATTTCTAACGTTAGCTAGGAAGTCTGAATCAAGTTTAAGGTCAGCCATTACTTGTGGAGTAACAAACAAGTGATACACTTCTTCATTACCAGCACCACGTAACCCACGTAGATATTGATCTTTAGCGTAAGCTTTAAGAGCAAGAATACATTCGTAAGTAATTGTGTCAGCTGCTGCTACAGCGGTGACGTCTCCTGCAACAAGTTTACTACTTGCATCCCATCGTCTGTGACGATTAGTAGTAGGAGCTGTTACGTCACTTGCAAAAGCAAGATCCCCAAGGTTTTGTCCTGTGTTTAGGACACCTCTCAACGCACCATTGTTTTTAAGAGTGTATGCAATACCTGATAGACTCAAAAACGCAAGTTGGTCGATACGATCTGCCATTGCGTATGCAAGTGCATCTCGTGAGTGCTCACGGAAGTTGACAACTGATTTTTGATCCGCAAGACGTCCCGCAAGACGGTTTGCAAATCTAAGTTGATCAAGTTGTGCAACGATGTCGTATGCTCTTAATGCTTCTTCATTACCTTCTAGAGAGTTGTCACCAACGATACCATCGCCTGTCATGTCAGAAAGAAGAGTAAGTACTGCTCTTGCGCCTTTTTCAGACTGGGTAAGTTCAGATATTCTCTGAACCATAGAGTTTGGACCACTTCCAGCGAATTGGTTAATGAAGGACATATTTCGAGCTACGCGCCAAAAATCACGTGACCAGATAGTAAGCTGTTCGCTAGTCAGTGATGCAAAGTTAGTATTTGCCATTTTTACATCCTCATAAGAGATTAAAATTAAAAACTTAATCGACTTCTGGGGCGATATAACCCGTATACCCTGTATCGTTGGGATACGTTTTCGTACTTTAACGAATACGACCTCGACTAGATTAACGCCATAGTAGGCGAATAGCGTTTTTTTACCTAAACGACCTGGGTTAGATATCGTTCTAACGGACGAGTTATCTATTATCCTAACATAAATTTAACCAAAGTCACCACGTAATCGTCTTACAGTCTCCTCTGGTAAAGCACCAAACTCATCATCAGACAGTGTGTTTATGTTTGTGACTTTTTCTCCACGTGCAGAAGTACTTTCACCTTTTAGTGCAGGCGGTTGTGCTTTTGACGCAGCTATTTTGTTTTTTACGTTAGCTTTTTGTTTCTTTTGTACTATTTCTTTAGACTGCGTAGCTACTTTAGCTTCTGCTGGTTTTAACAACTCAGGTTGTTTTGCAGCCAAAGTGTATTCAGTTGCTTTTGCTAAAGAATCTGCAGGTTCATACCCTTGTACTATAAAGGCATCTCTAAGATCCATTACTTCTCTAGTTAAATCTTCGTTAAAATCTGCAGAATTTTCATCTAAAATAGAAAAAGTATTAGCAATTTCCGCAGCTTTAGCTTGTAGTTCTTGCTGTGCTTGATTTTGCTGTACTGTTTGCCCCATTTGACGTTGTATATCAAACATTAAAGCGTCTTTTTCAGCTTGTCTTATTTCTTTTCTTAACTCTACCGCTTTAGCAGACTCACCATCTAATATAAGTTGTTGGTATTGTTGTTCTTTAACATCAAAATCATAAGCAGGAGCCGCTTCTTTAGCTTCCGCTTCTTTTTGCTCTATTTCTTCAATGCGTTTTTGCATCTTTTTATTTTTAGCTAGTACTTCATCTAATCTAGACTTCGGTACCATTGGAGCTTTTGGTTTTTCTGCTACAACTTCTTCTTCTACAACTTCTTCAGAAGGAAACTCTACAGTTTCTTCTTCTGTAGCAGGTTCTTCTGTTTCTGCTACAACTTCTTCTACAGCTTCTTCAGCTACTGGTTCTTCTACAACTTCTTCAGCTACTGGTTCTTCTGCAACTTCTTCAGTAGTTTCTTCAGCTTCTGCTACTGCTTCTTCTGGAACAGTTTCATCTTCAAAATTTAAATCTACTTGAAAAGGTTGTATTTCTTCTTCTGTTTTTACGTCACCGCCTGGCATAGAATCCATTACTATGTCATCGGTTGGTTTAGCTTCTTTTTTATTTTTAGCCATTAGTTACGCCCTCCTGTAGGCTTCATTGCGGCAACAGCAATCTTAGATGCTGCTTGAGTTTCACTTTGTCCAGTTCTAACGTCATTAGTCATTGCAGCTAACCGTTCACGTAGAGCTAGTTCTTCTTGCTTCATCGCCATTTTACTCTGCATTTCTGCAACCTTCAATTGCGGTTCAGTCATTTTACTTTGTGATTTTGACATATTACTCTCTGCTTGTGATTGTAATAACTGAATTTCAGCTTCAAGTTTAGCTATTTCAAGCTGCGTAGCTCGTATAGCTGCTTCTGCTTGGAACTGTTGTATTTGAGCTTGCTCTGGAGTTGGAGGGTTTGTACCTTGCATAGCACGTATGCGATCTGCAATATCCCCTTTCCTAGCTAAATGCGAGTATTCAACAATCAAATCGTCTGGTATAGGAACTCCCGCCTGACGTAATGCAATAGCTTCAGCAAACTGTATTTCTTCAAATGTATCTCTAGATGGAGCTGTACTTATAATAACGTCATACTCACCTAAAGTAAGATCATTAATAACAAGACCTTCTGGCGTTATCTCGTTTACACGCATTGGTACACGAGGTTTTTGTGGATCTTGTTCGTCTGTAATCTGTATTAAACGTTCTTCTGTATAGTAAGTTTGTACTAGGTTAAGTATTTTTTCTGCTAAATACTGTCTAGTTTTAGTTAAATTATCTAACGGAACCTGAATCATCATGGCTCCGCGGTTTTGTTTTTGTTGTATAGCTACACCAGAAACTTCAGGACTATCTGTACCAAGCATTGCGTCACTAATACCACTAATCGTTTTTATATTAGAAGCTGCTTTTTGTGCAATACGATCTAACCCTGTAGGTATTTGGTTAGGCGGTATTTTAGCAGGAGGACTAGACCCTCGGTTAAATTCTAATACCAAACCTGTTTCTGCTCCATGTTCCTCTAGATCATCTGCAGTCATACCTTGTAATGACCCTGTTTCTACAATCCAACCACTGTTAGCTGTGGTGTTTACTATATGTAATTCTTGAGAACTAATTTTATTTAATTGTTCCTGTGGTGAAATAAGGTTTCGTACCATACCGAAAGGTTTACCTCGTCTCCAGTATGGAAAGTAGGGCACTAAAGTAAAATGATCATATGGAGACCAAGTATCATTAAGTACAACTGTGTCTGCTGTAGTTGTCCAACGTACTTTACGTACCGTTTTTGTAAGTATCTCTAAACCAAACTCATCTGCAAAACTTTCTCTTTTCTTTTTACTCCAAGCGTATGGCACTTCACGCATATCGCCCGTTACGCTGTCTACGTAATACATACAATCTTTTAGTTTATAGTATTGACGTTCTATAACACGCACTGCTCGTAATGATCGGTTTTCTTCAGGATTAGAAGTATTACCTTGGTTGTACTCTACACCAGTAGATGTATCGCCGTACCTGTTTTCTTCATGCTCTACAGAATCTGTACCTAATGCTGAACCTTGTTCAACAGCTACACGAAGTTGATCTGCTTTCTTTTGTCCGTAAGTTTCTTCTATTTCATCTAAACTCATCCACTTGGTTTCAAATATTTCATTCCAAGTTCTTGGATCGTATTCTTTAGCATCAGGATCAATAAGAATGTCTAAAGGGTCTTTAGCTGTTATACGTACTTCGCCTTGTATGTGGTCATCAAAATCTACACGAACATCGAACCAGCCTCTATCTTGTATAAGACCATCAGAAAATATTTGTGACTCTGTCCAAGACAATTTGTTGTTATCACTAATTTGCATAAACAAACGGTCTAGTACATCTGCTACTTCTTGAGTACCTCTGCCACGCGGTTTGAAGTTAACGTCCATACGTCTAGTACTTTGTTCTCCTAGTACCGCGTTAATTGTAGGTAGTATTGTGTTAATAGTTAAAGCAGGTCTGCCTTGGTCATCTAAAGCAGAAACATCTCCGTGATCCCATTGGTTACCTCGGTAAAATGCGTCACATTGTTTAGCTATTTCAACGTAGTCTAAATGCCCATTATCACGAGCCCTCATGTAACAACTCCACTGGTTACGGGCTAGTTCATGTTCTTCTGCTTTGCTTAGTTTTTCTTTTAATTTTTTGTATGCCATTATGCGCTCATTGCTGTTTTAACGTTATCACCTTTAGCCATTTTACGTAGCCTATCTCTCCAAGAAGGGACGTGTTCGATAGGTTCAATATAAGTAGCAAACTCTGTCATCATAAGACCTATCCATGCTAAAGCATCTACCTGGTCATCATGTACTCCATTTGGAAAACGTAATAACTCTGCAATTAAAGGGCCAACCCAAAGAGGCTCTTTCGGAAAGTATACCATGCCCTGTTGCATACGACCTTGAATTGCTCTAGCTCTTGCTTCTTTATCTCTCCGTCCCGTTTTTAAATCTCTAAAATAGGCTTCGTTTAACCTACGTTCCCTTACACGTTTTTCTAGAAACGGACCTAATGCCATTTCTATGTGACCTTTTTCTATACCAACTACTCCAGGTCTCCAAGTTTCGTATAAGTCTAAAATTCTTTCTACAAGTTCAAAACCATCCCACTTGCCTCGTACACAGTCTACTACATATAGCCTATCATATTCATCAACTGCTACTACTAATCCTACAGAATAATCGTTACGTTCTCGTTGTCCAATTGCTAAATCCCAAGCACAGTAGTAACGTAGTCTAGTATAATCTAAATCAGCTTCATCGTAATAATTTATCATATCTCGATTAAAGTAGTCACCCTCATCTGCTACAGGGTTTTGTTGGTACAAAGCCGACCAATCCCTAGGTCCTATTGCTTTTTGGATTTTACCTAAAGAAGAAACATCATATCTTTCAGGATGTAACGCTTCTCCCTCTTCTCTAAATTCTTCGTCTTGTTCCGCAATTGCAGGGTATTTAACTACTTCCCAATCGTCTGCTCCATCAGCTGCTGCGGCAAGCAACCTACCTGCTAAATCATCATCGTGCCATCTTGTAAGAATAACAAGTATACCTCCCCCTGGAGCTAAACGTGTGTATGCAGTTGATGTATACCAATCCCAAACTGAATCGCGACTGTACTCAGACTCCGCATCTTCTCGGTTTTTTACAGGGTCGTCTATTACAAGTACGTGAGCCCCTTTACCTGTAATACCACCACCCACACCAGCTGCTACATAACCACCACCTTTGGTAGTAAGCCATGATTCAACTGATTGAGAAGTCGGATCTAATGAAGCCTCGCTAAATACATTTTTATAGTTTGGTTCACGGAGCTGATGTCTAACTTTCCGTGAAAACGACATAGCTAATGACCCTGAATATGAACAACTAATGAACTCATGTTCTGGGTTTCGACCTAAATGCCATGCTGGAAACGCAACACTAGCTAATGTTGATTTACCGTGTCGGGGCGGCATGAACAACATCAACCTGGGG